GAGAAGGCACTGACTTTTCAATGTCCAGAATAAGTCGTGATCAGTATTTAGCTATTCCTACTAAAACAACAGAAGGAAGGCCAACACAGCTTTTTGTGAATCGTCAAATAACCCCTGAAATTAAAATATGGCCTGCTCCAGAAAATTCTACCGACATTATCATTTATGATTGTTTGACTCGCATGGATGACGCGGATGATTACGATAACACATTGAAAATGCCTTTTCGATTTTATCCATGCCTAGCTGCTGGTTTATCGTATTATTTGGCTATTAAAAAAGCTCCTGATCGCATTCAAATGTTAAAAGCTATATACGATGAGGAGTTTGAAAGAGCGCAGGCTGAAGATAGAGACAGAGCCTCGTTTAGCGTAACTCCTAATTTACAGTATTACAGGGTTGGCTAATGAGTAAGTTCGCTGTTGGCAAAGACGCTTATGGAATATCAGATAGATCTGGTTTCCGTTATCGTCTGCGTAATATGCGGCAAGAATGGAATGGTATGCTTGTGGGAAAAGACGAGTGGGAGCCGAAGCACCCACAGCTTGAGGTTGTGAGGCATTCGCCTGACCCCGAAGCTTTAAGGAACCCAAGGCCAGATCCGAGAAAAGAGCCAGATGTCCAAGTTCTTTTGCTAATGAACCCTTTCCGTTCAGGTAATGCAGGTTCTTCAGTGATTACTGTGTTTGAGCCTTCTCATGGGCGTAGCACTTCAAATATTGTTATTTTTCGCAAAACACAGGCATTTGACGGTTTTACAAAAACTGTTTTAGAACAAGCTGTGGGGTATACGATCACTGTTGTTGATGCCAACTTATATACATTTACTGTTACTGGGGAAACAGCAACAATTGGCGGTCAACAAGGAGGCGGTGCGAACATAACTGCTGAAAAAAGCGCCGCATCAGGGGCAACGGCACCAACATTTGATGAAACAAGTGTTACACTTGATGCAACAAACAAAACTTTTGACGAGGCTTAAATGGCAAAGCAAGCAGTAGGAATTGGCACAACAGCGAATGACGGCACAGGTGATACCCTTCGTGTAGGTGCTGATAAGATAAATGATAACTTTGATGAAATTTATACTGCGTTAGGTAATGGGACAACGCTTACAGATATTATCGACACAAACGGTGTTCTTGACGTTAGCCAGGGAGCTAACAAGATTGTTTTTTACTATGGAGCTTTAACCGACTTACCCAGTGCATCAACGTATCATGGAGCGGTTGCTCATGTTCATGCGACTGGAGGGATGTACTTTGCTCACGGCGGAGCTTGGGTACGGTTAAATGATGAAGCAAGCGGTCCTATAACCAAATACACCACTGGTGTGAACGGTTCTTCTGCGTATACATTTACTGGTCCCGGGGCAACTTCAGGAGATAACCCTAACTTTACCTTCTACAAGGGGCATACATACTTAATTGACAACTCAGCTAATGTGGGTAGCCATCCTTTGCAGATCAGAACATCCAATGGCGGCTCTGCTTTTACAACAGGGGTGACAGATAACTACAATTCTACAACCGGGTTAACACAGTTTATAGTTCCGCATGAACCAAGCGATACCTCTTTAGTGTATCAGTGCACTAACCATAGTAGTATGGTCGGCAATATAACAATAGTATAGTGAGCAGGTGAAATGTCGTTTACATACACAGAGCTACAGAACGCAGTTAAAGATTTTACAGAGAACGAGGAAACCTCTTTTGTAAACAATCTCCCTGTGTTTATTCGTGGCGCGGAAGATCGTATTTTTACACTGGTTGACTTAGAACTATTTAGGAAAAATGCTACCTCACAGTTAACAGCCAGCGACCCCTACTTAAATGTCCCTAACGATTATTTAGCACCTTTTTCCTTTCAGGTTACAACAGCCAACTATAAAGAGTTCTTGGATATTAAGGATGTAAACTTTATTCAGCGTTACTCAATTGACTATGGCAGTAATGCCGTACCGAAATATTATGGTGTTTTCGACGTAGATAACTTTATTGTAGGTCCTACACCAGATCAGGCGTATACGGTAGAGCTTCATTATTATTATAGACCAGCCAGCATCACGGCTGGTGCAGGTACAGGCAACACTTGGCTCAGTACCAACGCCCCCAATGCCCTTCTTTACGGTTCACTTGTAGAAGCGTATACTTATATGAAGGGTGAACAGGATATGATGCAACTGTATGAGCAAAGGTTCATGCAGGAAATACAACGCTTGAAGGATTTGGCTGAAGCTAGAGAGAATAGTGATGCCTACAGGAAAGGTCTACCTGATAGGCCACGCACTTAAACAGGAGTAAGAACGATGGCAACATCAAACGCAGCGACCAACTACCTAGAGAGAAGGGTTCTTGACTTCATATTTAAGAACAATTCACTCTCTTTTGCTACGCCAAATAACGATATTTATGTTGGCCTAGCAACTGCCGTGTCAAACGCGGAGGCCGGAAATGTTACAGAAGTACAGGTAGACACAGACGATGCCAACTATACAAGGCAGCAAGTCACCGCAGCAAACTGGAAACAGTCAACAACAACCGTAGCGGTTGCTCTGACAAACAGCGCAACAGAAGTTATATTGACAGACGCAGAAGCGTTCCCGTCATCTGGCGCTGTTGTTATTAATGATGAAATCATCACCTTCACTGGTAAAGATGGCACAGCTACCGCAAACACAAACGGCGCAGTTAGTTCATCAACTAACGTAACGGTTGACGGAAACAGCGGCACTATTACCGTAGGTATGGTTGTTACTGGCACAGGTATATCTGGCACAGTCAGAGTGGCTACTGTCACAAACCAAAACAACATTGTTTTGAGTTCGGCAGTTTCCATTAGTGATAATGTGGCGCTAAACTTTGACGGCACAAACACTCTTACAGGTGGTACACGAGGAACATCTAGCACAACTGCCGCCGCGCACAGCGCAGCAGACGTTGTTGTTTGTGATACTCAACGAGTGATTAACGACAACAATGTTGAGTACGCCGCCGCCGCTGGAACCGCCTCTACTTACACGGTTACTACAGCTTTTATCGCAGACAAGAACATTGCTACGGCAACTGTCAATGGCGCAGTTAGCTCATCAGTCAATGTGACGGTTGATGCGAACAACGGAACAATTGCTGTAGGCGATGTTGTTACAGGAACTGGCATCAGCGGTGTTGTGCGGGTAGCCACAGTAAATAGCCAGACCAGTATTGCTCTGGATACTGCTGTGTCAATTTCAGACAATGTACTGTTGACCTTTGATGGCTCAAACATTCTGTTTGTTGGTACATTGGACGCAAGTAAGACAATAGCAGTTGGCGATATATTCCGTATTAACGCAGGGAACTTGTCAATCGAGTTGAAGTAATGACCCTTGTACTTAAAGATCGTGTCAAAGAGACAACCACAACCACAGGCACTGGCACATATACGTTAGCTGGTGCTTTGACTGGTTTTGAGCCTTTTAGTCAAGTGGGTGATGGTAACACAACCTATTACACCTGCACTGATGGCACTGATTTTGAAACAGGGATTGGGACTTTTACTTTATCTGGGACGACTCTTGCTCGTACTACTATATTGCAGTCCAGTAACTCAGATAATGCTGTTAGTTGGTCATCTGGCACTAGAACAGTCTTCTGTACATTGCCAGCAGAAAAGATGATCTTTAACGATGCAACTGGCAGTCCTGTTAACTTCACAGATAACTCGCTGGCTTTTGCAATAGCGTTAGGATAGGAAAATGGCAAACGCATTTAAAACATTCACGGCGCAAAACATTGATACGTCATCAGGCAAAGCTACCCTGTACACTTGCCCCGCCGATACAGAAACTACAATCATTGGTCTTAATATTGCTAATATCTTATCCGTTTCCATAACTGTTACGGTTGAGTTTCACGATGGCGGTGTGTCGGGGACAACTAATTTAAGACATATAGTCAAAGATGCAATTGTGCCTGTTGGGTCATCTCTGGTGGCAGTCGGAGGTCCTCAGAAAATTGTTATGAACGCCACTGATGTATTAAAAGTTTATGGATCACAGGCTAACTGTTGTGATGCAGTTTTGAGTGTGCTGGAGATTACCTAATGGCACTTAGCACTATTGGCACTAATCAGATATCTTCTGATGCCATAACAACACCCAAGCTTGGTACTGGCAGTAATACAGATGCTATTGATTTGCCGTCCGGTACAACTGCACAGAGGCCCTCTTCGCCTGTCGAGGGAATGATTCGGCAGAATACAACCAGTAGCGCTGTTGAAACCTATGACGGCAATAACTGGGTCGGAGTAGGAGATCAATCTGTCATCTATACTGCGAGTTACCTAGTTGTAGGTGGCGGTGGCGGTGGTGGTTATAGCTATGGAGGAGGAGGAGGTGCAGGAGGTTATCGAAACTCCTACGCCTCTGAAACGTCCGGTAGAAATGGCTCAACTGAAACACCTCTGAGAATCTCCATCGGTTCCACTTACACAATTACAGTTGGTGCGGGTGGCGCAGGCACCTCTTCTAGTAGCACATCAGCTACAGTGGGACAAAACTCTTCTATATCAGGATCAGGAATAACAACAATTACTTCCCTTGGTGGCGGATATGGTGCCAACAGCCAGACCCCCGGCGGGGACGGTGGATCAGGTGGTGGCGCTGGCACAGGCTCTGCTAGTGATCCAGTGGGAGGCGATGGAACTACTGGTCAAGGTTTTGACGGTGGTGATACAACTGCTGATGGAGGAGCCTCTGGAGGAGGTGGAGCCTCCGCAAACGGTACAAATCATAGCTCTAATGACCAAGGAAGAGCAGGTGGTGCGGGACTCTCCTCATCGATCACAGGCTCTTCTGTTGCGAGAGCAGGTGGCGGTGGTGGCGGTGGTTACTACAGTGGAGGCTCCGGCGGATCAGGTGGCGGCGGCAGTGGGGGACGAGTATCCTCAAGTGCCGCAGCATCAAGTGGCACAGCAAACACTGGAGGTGGTGGTGGCGGCGCTCCTTCTGGCTCTGGTGGCTCTGGTGGCTCTGGTGTAGTAATCCTGCGAATGCCTACTTCTAGTTACTCTGGCACAACCACTGGTTCGCCTTCGGTATCAACTAACGGATCGGACACAATATTAACGTACACAAGTTCAGGCACTTATACTGCGTAGGAGGAACAGATGGCATATTTAGGACCGCCACCATCACAGAAACTAGCAACCCCTACTAGCCAGTATTTTAGTGGGAACGGGTCTGCTACGGTCTTCACACTAAACCGTCCGGTTAATGTGGCTGAAGACCTGAACGTGTTTGTGAATAACGTGGCTCAACAGCCGGGTGCTGGGAAGTCTTACACTGCCACAGGGACTACATTAACATTCGATGCAGCGCCTGACGCTGGTACAAACAATGTATACGTTGTCTACCGAGGTCTGGCAGAGCCAACAACACGACTAGAGCATCCTTCTGGTCAGCCGATTGCTGCTACAACAGGCACGTTTAGTGGTGCATTAACAGCTACAACAGGCACGTTTAGTAGTAGTGTTAATGTAGGCACAATCAAAGATGCTGGTAATAATGCAACGGCACTGACTATTGATAGCGGTGGCATCACTACAGCAACAGGCGGTTTGAATGTAGGCACAATTAAAGAAGCTACTGGCACTAACACGGCTATGACGATTGATAGTGATGGTGTTGTAAAAATTACTCAAAACCCTTGTTTTTTTATAAAAGGCAATAATGGCGCATACATCAACACCAGCCCAGTAGTTTTTGCGCTTACCGTAATCGACACAAGAAGTGGGGTAGATTTAGCCAACAACAGATATATTGTTCCTGTCGCTGGAAGGTGGCATTTTCACATTCAGCTAGGAATTGTTGCTGCTACTGGCACTAACGGTGCTTGTTATCCTATAATCCGAAAAACGCCCGTGGGTGGTGGTGCTGTGACAGACCACGGTTATAGCTATTATCAACCCATAAATAATTCCAGTGTAACTTCTTACTCGCATTTAGATGTTGATGCCATCGTAGATTGTGATGTTGGTGACTCTTTCAATATTCCTTTTGTTCAGACTACATCCACTTATTATAATGGCGCAAACGAGTGTAGATTTTTTGGTTATTTTCTAGGATAAAATTATGACAAATTACAGAAATATTGAATTACACATACCGCCAGCAATGACTTTAGATGTAATAGGTACTGCGGCTTTAATTTTGCAACAAACGGATTGGACGCAGATACCAGACAGCGGCCTTACCGCTGACTGTGTTGCAGCCTTTAACACTTATCGCACAGCCATCCGCACTATTCGCAAGACAAACCCAGCCAGTCCAACTTGGCCCGATGCTCCTACAGAAGAATGGAGTAATTAGATGCCTATATCTAAAATGCAATCAGACTCTTTAGGCACTGGCAGTAATACAGATGCTATCGACTTGCCATCAGGAACCACAGCCCAGCGGCCCTCTTCGCCTGTTGAGGGAATGGTTCGCCAAAACACAGATAATAATGTGGTTGAAGCTTATGACGGCACTCAATGGGTTGCTGTTGGAGAGCAAGCCGCGCCATATTCTGTTGATTACCTTGTTGTTGCAGGAGGTGGAGGCGGTGGATATAATCAAAACGCTGGAGGTGGAGGCGGTGGGGGTTTCTTAGAATCTTCTCTTACTGTTAGCTCGAATTCTTCACACACAGTAACAGTCGGCGCTGGAGGTGTAGCAAACACTGGCGGGACCGCATCAAACGGAAACGACTCGGTGTTTAGTACCACAACTTCTGTTGGCGGTGGTGGTGGTGGATCTGTCAACAACAAAATTGGCGGTTCTGGCGGTTCTGGCGGTGGTGGATATTACAATGTCGGCGCTGGAGGCGCTGGAACATCCGGGCAAGGTTTTGCAGGGGCAAGTGGCGCTCCAACAGCGCCCGGTTATCCCGGCGGCGGCGGCGGCGGCGCTGGTGCTGTAGGTTCTGGAGGAGCCACTGGAGGAGCCAACCCCGGCGGTGCTGGTAAAGCATCTTCAATTAGTGGCACATCAACCTACTATGCTGGCGGCGGTGCCGGAGGAAATAACGCCAGCGCCTCTTCTGGCGGTTCCGGTGGTGGGGCAGGTTCTGGAGGAAACAACGGCGGTGCAAATACAGGCGGTGGTGGTGGTGGGGCATCAAATACTGGCACAAACGGTGGAGCTAACGGCGGTGCTGGCGGTGCTGGCATTGTGATCATTCGCTACGCAGGCGTACAGAAAGGAATAGGGGGGACTGTTACATCATCTGGTGGTTACACCATTCACACATTTACATCATCTGGAACATTTACAGGGTAAGGAAAAATAAACATGGCACACTTTGCAAAAGTACAAGACGGCATCGTGACTAA